CTGATGTCGATGCCGATGGTTGCCCGCGTTGCTGCGGACAGGACGCGCCGGAAGTTCTCCTCATCGATACCCTGGACCAGCGCGGCCTCGATGTTGTCGGAGCCGACCTGGATGGTGTTGTTGTCGTACGGCGAGACGTGGTGCCCGTCGTTCTTGGAGTGGCGGTTGAATGCCACATCCCTGGTGAGAACATCGTGCTCCGCAGTGTCCTCGTCCAGACGGCTCGCAGCCGGGATGAGGTGGCCGTCTTCGGCTTCGCGCCGAACCACCAACCACTCGGGGATGAATACCTGGCTCACTTCTTCTCCTTGCAGGGTGTGGGATGCGCTGAGACGTGCTCGTCGCACCAGTAGTTGATCTCCAGGCCCAACATCTCGGCCACCTTGAACTCAACCGTCGCGCCGGGAGAACCTTCCCAACCCTCCAGCATGACGATCTCGTGACACATGACCAGCTGCTCCAGGTCATACCGGAGGAAGCAACGCCATGTGTGCTTGCCGGTCTCAGCACCTTCACAGATCGGGCTGGTAGTGCCGAACTTGCAGGCTTCAATCTCTAGCGGGTTGATCACGAGGGTGTTCGGGTGGACGTTGTCACGGATGATCTTGGAGACTTGGTTGAACTTCACCTTGCGCCGCTCCACCGTCAGCCGGGATGGCAGCCCGCCGTCCACGTCCGGGGCCATGATCGGCCCGGCGATGTAGATGCTGTGGCTCATGCCTTCTTGCCTCCGTGCTTCTTCGGCCGGGTGGAGTTGTAGGCCATCTTGAGGATGATCTCCGCTTCCAGGTCGATGCCGTATGACGATGCCGCGTCGGCGATGCGGATGAAGATGTCCGCCAGTTCGGCCGGTACACCCTCCGGCTTGAGGAACCCAGCGTGCACAAGGGTTTCGGCTTCGTGGTCGTCCATCTCACCCGGAGCGACGTACGCGCCGTCACCACGTCGGTCGAGCATGGCCGCGATGTCGCGCACTTCCTCCGGCACTCCGGACGGCTCCGGCCGGTACTTCGCCACCGAGTAGTAACGCTCATCCTCGCTGTGGTTGTCGCGCCACTCCTCCAGCGCCTCGCTGGCCTCGCTGTGGATGAGGGCGATGACCTCGCCGAAGGACCGCTGCGAGTCCCACCAGCCCTTCTCCTGGGCCGTCATGTTGGCCTGATAGGCGAGAAACGGGATGCTGCGGTTGTAGTGAGCAGCCCGGCCAGCCTCGATCGCGTTGGCGAACCAGCCCACCATCTCACCCGGCCCCAGCGGGCCAAATTGCCCGACTGCCTTGCCGGACTGGAGTTTCACGAACACGCGCGCCCACTCGGCCGCGTCCAGCCCCATGTAGTCCAGGAGTTCCGCAGCCGACATCTTCTCGAAGTCCTCAGCCATTGTCCTTGTTCTCCTTGCTCTGCTTGCGGTGCTGTGCACGGATGTCGTCAACTAGCGCCAGGGTTTTAGCGGAGGCTTCCCGCAGCCAAGTCGGGTTGGCCTCATCGTCGCGCAGTAACGTGACGAAGTTGTCGAGCGCCAGAAGCTCATCACGCATCCGATTGATGATCTTGACCTGGTTGTCGATCTGCTCCTGACGCCGCCCGTCCTGCTCGGCCGCAGCCTCCAGGATCTGCTTGCGGGTCGGCTGCTTGCTGTTCTTGCTCCCCAGGGCCATACCAGTAACTCCTTGCATCCGTGTATCGCTTGGTGATGTACACGCCGACTGCGAAGCCCAACAGGGAGCTTCCAACCGCCGTTGCCATACCGCCGATGAGCCAGATCATCTCCACGTCGCTCCGCATACGCAGAAGTGCTCCAACAACGCGCGCTTCTGCTGTTCGTTTTGATTGCGCACCATGTGCTTGTCAGTCATGCAGCACTTATGCATGTGCCTCTTTGGACCCCAGGTGAATGCCGTGCACCACCTGAAGCTATGCGACATCGTCGTCCTCCTCGTCCTCCAGCAGTTCATCCGGATCGATACACCACGCCGCCTTGACGTGGATGCCTGTGCCGAAACCCTTCCGCTTCATGCCCTTCACGATCAGCACATCGTGGTTCATGTTCATGTTCCACAGTGCCTGCTCGAAGCGCGGGAAGTCGTACCGGCTAAACCTCACATATACCAACACGTCCGTGTCATCAAAGCACTCCACGGTCATCTTCTTGGAGAGGTGCGGGTCCTTCATCGCCGCCGTGACCTCCGCCATGCTCTTACCCGTACGTGCGCGCTCATCCTCGATAACGTCTTGCGGGTTGCGCTTCTGCGGGATGCCGATGTAGGTGACGGCGACATCACCTTGATCGGTGGGGATTTCAGCACCACGGTAGTTCGGCGTGGGCAGCGGGATCATCCGGCCCTTCATGTCCTGATCCATCAGCCGTCCGCTCGTGATCGCCTTCCGCACGCGCTCCAGCACGAGGTCAACGCGGTGGATCTGGAACGGGTCATCGGAGGCTGCCCAGTGGGCGTACTTGGGAGCGGTCTTGTCGCCGATGCCCTTGACGCGGATGAGTTCGTTCCAGTTGCTGAATGGCCCGCGTTCTTCCCGGTCGGCGATGATGGTCTCTGCCATCTTCACACCAACACCAGGGATCTGCGAGAAGCCAGCGCGGATCTTGTCGCCGTCCGCCGACCACGTCACGCCCGCAGTGTTGAGGTCCGGAGGAACGATCTCCAGTCCGTGCTTCATCGCATCCCGCATCAGGATGTACTGCTGCTTGTCGAACTTCGAGAGGCATGCAGCGTAGAAAGCCTGCGGGTGGTGGACCTTCAGCCACATCTGCCAGTAGGCCAGGGCCGAGTAGCTCACGCAGTGCGACTGGTTGAAGGCGTACTGGCCGGCAGTGACCAGCCGCTTCCAGATCGTGTCCGCTAGCTTCCGGTCAACCCCGTACTTCTTCGCCCCTGCAACGAAGTCCTCAAAGCGCTGCTGGAATGCGCCGACTCCTCGCTTGAGGGAGATGATGCGCCGGATCTCCTGTACGTGCGTCCAGGGAAGACCACCCATCTCCTTGATGATTCGGAGGATCTGCTCCTGGTAAATGATCGTGTTGTAGGTGTGGTGGGTGATCTCGTCAATCAGCGGGTGGAGGTGGTCTGGCTTCTTCCGGCCGTGCTTGATGTCGATGTAGTCGGAGGTTGACCCCGAGTGAAGCGGGCCAGGCCGGGAGAGCGCGTTGATGTCACACAACTCCAGGAAGTTGTCCGGCTTCACATCCCCGTTGACGATCTTGGTTGCACCACCGCCGAACTGGAAGATGCCCGCCACGTCGTTGTTGCGGAATGCATCCAGCACTTCCGGGTCGTCAAACGGCAAGTGGTACAAGTCGTCCAGCGGCATCCCGATCTCGCGAATGGCACGAGAGATCATGCCCATCGTGGTGAGGCCAAGGAAGTCGGCTTTCATCATGTTGAGGTACTCAGCATCGTACTTGTCCACGCTCACCACGCGTCGGCTGTTGCCGTGCTTGTCCTTGCGTTCGTACATCGCCACGTTCTCCGTGATGGGGTTGTTGGCGATCACGAGTCCAGCCGCATGGACCGACATGGACTTGTAGTTGCCCTCCAGCCGAAGCGCGTACTCCAACTCAGGATGCTTGTCGAAGACCTCGCGTGCAACCGGGAACATGTCCACGGTGTCCTCAATCGAGGAGTCCAACCGGGAGTCACCGCCGGAGCGCTCAATCATCAGATCCTTGACCGGCTGGATCTCCCACGGCGGGATGGCGTGTGCACGCGCTACATCATCCAGGCTGTTCTTGCCTCTGTACTTGGTGTAGGTGCCAATGTTGGCCACGCGATCCTCACCGTACAGATCAGCGATGTGCTCGACAAGCTCGTGTCGCCGGTCATCATCGAAGTCCAGGTCAACGTCAGGCAGGTCCGTGCGGTTGATGTCGATGAAGCGCTCGAACAGCATGTTGGGGAATGGAATGGGATCGATCTCGGTGATGCGGAGGAGGTAGCACACCAGGGATGCTGCGGCGGAACCACGGGCCGGGCCGACCGGCAACTCACGATCCTTACACCAGCGCACAGCATCTGACAGCATGAGGAAGTAGTCCACGAAGCCCTTGTCCAGAATGAGCTCCATCTCATACTTCACACGCTCGTTGTACTTCTTGCGGTTAGCCCGCATGTTGGCATTGGTCTTCCAGCGATACCGCCAGCCGTCGCGCAGCCACTGCCAGATCAACTCCACGTTGTCCTTCACCCCACGAGGCAACGGGAATTTCAGCATCTCCATCTTCGGGAGCTCAACGTTGCAACGCGCCGCGATCTCCTCGGTGGAGGCAAGAGCCTGGTTGGCTTGAAGCCGTGACAGCCCGGTAGCGGTGAGCCGATCCATCACGACCTTGTCGGAGGACGGCGGGCACAGCCGGATGTTGTACTCCCACTGACTCTCCGCAGTGTCCACGGTCCCGAGCCCACGACCAGCCGTGTGAAGAATAGTCTGCATCTTGTTGTCATCCGGCAACGGATAGTGGCAATCTGCGGTCGCAACCAGAGGAATGTTCAGCTTCTTCGCCGCCTGGGCGAACCACGGGTTGAGGCTTCGCGTCCGCTCAAGCTCCGGAAACATCTGAGTCTCGACGTAGTACCGATCGCCGAAGATGCGCTTGTAAGCCTTCATGACTGCAAGGGCTTCCCGCTCATCGCCCTTCTCCCTGCCCTTGCCTCCGAGCAGGGTACAGCTGAGGTGCGAGTCTGCGCACCCGGACAGGGCGATGATCCCCTCAGCGTGCTCCTGGAGCCACTTGCCATGGACGGTGGGCCACTGGTAGAACCCATCCGCCCATGACTTCGTGACGATCCGCATGAGGTTGCGGTATCCCTCCGGAGTCTCGGCCAACAGCGTCAAGTGCCACTTGCGCCGGTTGTTGACCTCTCGCATGTTCTCCGGAGCGCAGTAAGCCTCCAGCCCAAAGATCGGCTTGATGCCTGCTTTCTGCGACTCCTTCTCCAGTTGAACGTGCGAAGAGACGTTGCCATGCTCGGTGAGCGCCAGTGCGTTCATCTCAAGCTCGGCAGCCCGCGCTACATGGTCCTTGACCGGCCCGAAGCCGTCCATGTAGCTGTAGGTCGAGTGGTGGTGGAGGGATACGTAACGCATGTCAGCCCTTCTTGATCCTCAGTCCGCGCAGTTCATTCCGAAGGCTGATGATGCCTTCTGCAAGCACGATCCGTTCACGCGGCACCTCATCGCGCCGGAGCCCATCGGCGAAGTCCAACAGATCCCCAACAGTTAGGAACTTGTTGGCTCCCTTCGGGCGCTGTATGTATTCCTTCTCCATGGCCTACTCCGGTAGTGCTTCCCGGCCGTTCATCTCGTCGTCCAGCGCCGCCAGCATCGCGCCGTACACGATCAGATCGTCCATCGACTCCTTGTGGCCGTTCTTCCAGTTCGCCGTGTAGCGGGTGAGCTTCACGATGATGAGCTCCAGAAGATGCCAGCGGGTGTGGTCCTCCTCGGTGATGAGTCGCACGCCGTTCGGAAACAGCGCCTCCGTCACCTTGCCCACGATCATGTAGGCATCCTGGTACACGGCGTTGCGAGACTCGAAGACTCCGGCCGCTTCCCGCAGCTTGCCGGGGATGTCGACGCTCACCGCTCCAGCCGCTCGATGATCTTGAAGAACATGCCCAGCCGGTGGTACGTGTTGTAGATGGTGTACCGGTAGTGGCGGTTGTTCTCGGCCTGGAACGGGTTGGTGTGGATCTGCGTCACCAGCTGCTGGATGATCGGCACGTCCAAGCGCGGCACGTCACCCTCGCCGATGAAGTGCGAGCCGATGTGACACATACGTCCACCCGCCATGTCGGCCAGGTCGATGTAGTTCGGGCCGGACATGTAGCGCAGGATCTCCACCTCATGTTCCAGATCGTAGTTGAACTGGAGCTTGGCGACGTTGGTCACGTCCTCCAGCGCGCCGACCTGCCCGCGCGCCGTGACGGTGTCCTCGATCCACTTGGCGTCGTTGAGGTGGAGGAAGTTCTTGATGAACTTCTCGTCCTCGTCCGAACGGGCGCAGAACGCCAGCTGATCGATCTTGATGTTGCCGGCCAGCGGCACAGCATAGCTGAGCGGTCGCAGGTTGGTCATGGTCACTTGCCTCCGGTGATCTCGATGTTGGAGCCGGTCAGGTATGCCGGTCCAAGAAGGGTCTGGATGATGAGGTCGGCCACTTCGAACTTCGTGGCCCGACGCTGCATGGGGATCTGAGAGCGCTCGTAGTCCAGGTGCTGTTCTTCCGTCCATCGGCGCTGGACCCTGACCTCCGCATCGATGCTCGTGGTCATGGGCGTGCCCTCGATGATTCCCGGCGAGACGGCGTTGACGCGGATGTACGGCGCACACTCACGTGCCGCGACACGTACGGCTTGGACGAGAGCGGCCTTGCTGGCGCAGTACGTGATGGACCGGCGCATCGCTACCCTCGCCGCATCCGAAGCCACAGCAACCACATTCGTGGTGATCTGCGGGGTCAGGGTCGGCAGGGTCAGCGGATACGGCTCACGGTAGTACACCTGGATGATCGCCTTCATCAGCCGGATGAACCCGAGGACGTTGACGTTGAACGTGGACCACAGGTTGATCTCGTCCACGTCCTCGATTGCATCGAGCATGTTGAGCCCGGCGCAATAGGCGATGTCAATGCCGGTCTCCGGCGAGTATTCTCGCGCCTCCCGCAGGAACTTGATCAGCCCCTCCTGCGAGGTCACGTCGCCGGTCTGCTCGTCGGTGGTGTAGATCGCCCTGTAGTACCAGTCGTCGCTGGCGACCTTCGCGACCGTCATGCCCAGGTTGTAGTCCTCCGCTCCGATGATCCAGAGCGGGCGCTTCAACTCCGGCTCGACAGCAGGCCTACTTTCCATCCTTGTTTCCTTCCTGGATCAGGTTCATGGCCAACAGTGCATGACCGATGAGAGATTTCAACGTCTCCGTCACCTCATCGACCGTGACCGACTGCGGGTTGCGTCGGTCCCAGATCATCCGCTTGAGCTTCGCGGTGTCGTGGTAGATCTCGGAGAACTGACCCTGCGCACCCAGGGCCTGATCCGTGTCTTGGTACTGTTGCTGCATACGCATGAAGTGCCGCAACGCTTCATGGGCCGGGCCGTGGAGGATGTGCATGGTGCGTTCACGAGTGGGGATGTTGACGTGGATCGACAGCGCCGGAAGCTCGCCAAAGTCTTCCTCAGCCGCGTAGTCCGGACCTTCCCGCTCCGGCTTCGCCTTTGGCATCACGTCCCGGTCGGTGTACTCCGCATCCGGCACCGGGCCCATCTCCGCTTGGGTGATGTGGCTGCGCTGGTCTGCGACGGAGCCCGGCCGCCAGGCGTTGATCGGGTCCGGGTTGCCCGGATCGATGTGACCTCTGTTGTTGAGGTCAGGATCTCGTGCCACGGTACTTCTCCAGTTCTACTTGGAAGATGTCATGCAACTGTGGGAGTTCGGTGATGATATGATCAGTCGTGTAGTACCAGCCTTCGGTGTAGGGCTGTTGCCGGAGGACCGTGTGCATACCGAGATCCATCGCCTGGTTGAGCATCGGCGGAAGGTCATCGACCACGAACAGCACGCGACCTCCGGCCGCATTCTGGAGATCCTTGTACTTCTGGTCGCCGAACAGCAGACCATCATACTGGATGCCGTTCCTTCGTAGCCAATGGCGCGTATCGGGATCGATGTTGTCCAGCCGGAGGTATGGCCGCGTCGTACAGATCCATACCTGGCACCCGGCCTTGCGGATTGCCCGCGTGATCTCCGCAGCACCCTCGTACACCGGCATCGAGCGCTTCATGCCGCCTTGCCGGAAGGCCAGCTTGCATTCGCGATAGGTCTTCTTGCTGATGTGGAGGTACCGGTACAACGGCACGCCGTTCGTGATCGCATACGGATCAGGCAACTCCTTGCCCAGCCACTGTTCGGCGAAGCGGATGAAATGCCCGTGGTAGTCGCCTAGCGTGCCGTCGATGTCCAGGGCGACGATGGGCGCGTCATGCCTTGGCCTTGGCATACTCCAGGACCTCCTTGTATGCATGGTGAGTCAGGTAACCCTTCTGCCACTTGCCGTACCGGCCGACGTGGAGGACTCCGGGCCAGCAGTTGCAGTTGGTCTTGAGAGGCTTGATGACGTTTGCTGCGGTCGGGAGCGGAGGGCGAATGTGCTCCGGCCACTCGACAGTCTTGTGGCCGTAGATGTTGGAGAGTCTGTACCAGGATGGGGATTCCTCGCCGTTGCAAATGACGGTGAAGTCCGGGCACTGGAACCGGTTCAGCCCGATGCCTCGGTCGTGCGCTTCACCCGCAGCCCAGATCGATGTGCTGGCGAATTGGTGGCCTTCTGCGCACAGGGACGGGCGCGGGATCGTGTTGATGATCAGGTCATACGCGCCGTAGTGAGTTCGCCCCTCGACCAGCATCCGCATGCCAGCCGGGTCCATCTGGATCGGGATCAGCATGGACTCGAAGTCTTCCCACAGCGCGTCGTACGTCTGCCGGATATCCCATGCATAGTGGGCTTCATCCAACTCCTGCGGAGAGACCGTGCCATCCCACATCGGCCCGTATACCTTGCGCCGGTACTCATCCGCCTCACCAAGCAGCTGATAGCTGATGACGCGCTTCGCATGTGGCCAGCGCTCGTTGGTGTAACTCGGGATGGGCTCGTGGAGGTACTGCGCGCCGTACAGCGACGACTTGCCGTTGTTGGAGAAGATGTCTATGTTGCAACCGAACGGGTTGCCTTGCGCCTCGACCACCGCAGCTGCGCTCATCAGACCGGCCGGGCCTGACCCCAGGATCGCAACCTTCACTCGTCGTCCTCCAACCAGGATGGGGGTAAGTGTTCATGGTCATACTGACCGGGTATCGAGATCTCGTGGAGACGTTCATGCCAGGTGCGATACAACGGCACCCATGCATGCCATGTCGACTTGGGGAATAGGACGTTTTGCCCGTCGTGCTTGGTGTCTTGTCGGTGCCGCTTATCGATGTGCTTGAGGAACGTCTCGTCATCCATGTCCTCAGCATGCGGCACCGTGACCACATCACGAAGCTCCGGCACATCAGTGCCAGACGTAGATGATGTGAGCGGGCTTGCCGTCCTTGGTCTCCGTCTGCTGCCGGGTAACGTGAGCCTCTTCGACACTGTGCTTGTCCTTTCCACAAGTCACGTCGGCTTCGGTGAACCGGCCGACCATGATGGTTCCGGTTGCATCGCATTCGTTCTCTTCCGGGAACATCGCGTCAGTATCCGGCATCTTCCAACTCCCTCAGTACTTCGGTCATTGCCGGCTCGAAGCGCACGGCTCCGCGCGCCTCACGGCTAATCATTCTCCACTCGGTCAATGATCTCATGACCAAGTTCGCTTCGTCCTTCGTCAGCGCCGCCTGCTCCTCAAAGTCCCTGGAACGAAACGTCTCCGCACCAATCGCCCGGACGGCCGCAAGGACATGCGGCTCACCCTTGAGGAACTTACGGACCTTGCCCTTGGAGTCCTGGGCTTCCTGACGCGTGACGAGGACTCGCCTGCTGCTACGCATATAACCCATCGCCTCAGACGAATAAACCGAGTCCAGGAACTCGACGGCACTCTCAACATGCATCTTCCTTACCCAGACCTTGTCGCCGTTCTTCGAACAGGAAAAGGTCCGTGCTGCCATCGCGACGGCGAGACGGGCGATCTTCACGCGAATGTTCTCCACCTGTACTAGTGGAGGGTCGGAGACGTAGCGGGAACCCATGTTGATCGCCGCATCGTACACGGCTTGCTCCGTACCACGGCCCCAGATCACCTGCTCCTTCTTCCGGCTCCAAGCCCACATGATGAGGTTGTGGCAAGCATCCGACGTGTAGCGATGCCGAACTGGCTTGTGTTCGGTGGAGTTGATGATGTCGGCATCGACCTCGTTGTTTGCAACAGCCATAGCGAAGTCGAGACGGGCGATGTCCTCTGGGTTGCGGATGAGTTGCTTGATCGCCCGCAGCGCCGATCCTGGCAGGTCCGCGATACGCGTTCCATCAGCAGGGTTGGACAGCCAGATGATCCTCGTGCGAGCGCTGGTCTCATCTTGGACTATCTTGCTGATGACGGCCTTGCCTTCGGAGCGGACCGACGACATGTCACCAAGGATGTTGCGTTCCTTGACGGCCATGAGTCCAGACATTTCATCCAGCACCACGAGTCGCCGGTCATTGAGCGGCAGCACGCCCCACGTCACCATCCAGCCGGAGCGCGCACCAGGGACGGACTGCGCGCCGCCCACAAGACCGGCAAATGAGGCCCCTTCACAGGACTTGATGACTCCGGCCCCGTAGTGGCGTCTCAGATGGGTTACCGCCTCGCTCTTGCCGGTACGGGTGTCGCCGATGATCAGCGCCTCTAGCCAGCCCTTACGGACAGGCTTGTGGTCGAAGTCGAACTGCGTCACCGAATGCCACACCATGTCATAGGCGACATGCATCAGCGGCCGCCCGTAGATGTGAGTGACGTTGGACGCCATGTCACGAGCGATCTCCATGCACTTCTGGAGCGGGGTCTGTCCTTCCTTGGTCTGGAAGCGCTTCAGCTGCGTCATGATCCGGGGAGTCATCTTGAACTCCTCCAGGTCCGTGTTCACCGTAGTCAGAGACCAGCCCATGAATGTACCACGTTGTGTCTGTGATTCTGCCACCTGCTTCCCGATGATCTTGACCGTCTGGTTGATGGGAGTGGAGTACGTGCCGACGTTGAAGACGCGCCGCTGGATCGGGGTCTCCGTGTCCTCGCTGCGGTAGTCGAGCGACGGCGTCACCACGAGTTCTTCGATGTTGTACGCCTGGGCCACATCGAAGTCCACGAACTTCTTGCACATTGACCCCATGATCTCGCCGTACAACTCCTTCTTGCGGAGGTCGCCGATGTTGACGAACTTCAGCAAGGTCTCGTCGTCCGGCTCTACGGTCTTGGCGAGCTTCCCGTCATTGACCATCAACGGACAGAGGTTGCACACCGGCCCAGCGTTCATCGAGCAAGTGGCAACGATCTTCTTGGGTGCGATGAAAGCGGGAGTCTGCTTGCCGACGATCATCACAGTGAGCTCAAGAGGCTCTGCATAGTTGACGTTCTGCGACTCCTCGACAGTAACCGGCCGACCGAAGGAAGGCACCTCATGCTTCTCCTCCGGCACCCACAACGGGGTTGCCTCATCATGAAGCTGCCACAGGTCCTCGGCTGACCGGTCGAGCTTCACGAAGAAGTCTGTCAGGTCTCCTCCGTCAATCTCGGTGCCGAGCTTGATCCGGTAACAACCGGCTGCAACATTCTTCATGTACTGTGTGCCCTTCATGGCACCAGCATCGCCCTGCTTGTCTTCGTCATAGGCCCAGTAGACCACCTTGCCCTTGAAGTGGCGGGCCCACTCCGGCTTGAACACACTCGCGCCGGACGTGTGGGTGATGGCAGGGAACCCATTCTGCATGGCAATCAGGCGATCCCATTCACCCTCCGCGAACAGAACCTCATCATGCTCCGCAAGCACCTCCAATCCGTAGATCCGGCCCTGGCCGTGGCCTGGACCCCAGCTGATCATCTTGTCCTTGTGGCTGCGGGCACGCGGGTTGTACCGGCGAATGTTGACCAGTTCGCCGTCCTCGTCATACACCGGGATGGTGAAGCGCTGTCCATCCCAGCCAATGAGGAACTTCCGCATGGTCTCATCTGACAGGCCGCGCTCCTCGCTCACGTACTTGTGAGCGCGAGCCGAACCCATCAGCGTCTTGTTCCAGAACTCCACCTGTTCTGCGGTCGGCAGAGGCTTGAGCTTGGCCTTGCGCTTGTCGATCGGGATGACGTTGGAGTTGTCACCACGAACCTTTCGCGCAGCCGGTGAAGGCATTCCCCGCTGCTCTCGCATCGTCCGGTACAGCGACCGGATTGACCCACCACTTCCGCATGACTGGCAATGCCAAACGCCAGTCTCGAAGTTCAAGCTGGCGCTCGGAGACTTGGATTTCTCCGGGTCCTCGTTGAGCGGGCAAAAGCTCCTCCACTCGCCGTCAGACGATGGCTTGCCAACAAGGAAACGTTCAAACGCGCGAACGTACTTGTCAGCATTTCTCATGTGTGCATCCTCATCAATACATTGGTGAGGGAGATGGCCCGTTTCCCCTCATGGCACGACGGATCGCCCATGCAAACCATTACCCCAGACTGGAAGTTGAACAACGCTGTCGGCCGCTCCGGGTCCTCCGCTTTGTCATGCAGCGGACACCATCCGTGCCAGTCGCCATCCAGGTCTGTACCGTCTCCGGCAATGACGTACTTGCCCCACAATTCCTCCTGGTATGAGCTAGGAAGATGCAAAGGGTTGACGTCCAACCCATCGAATTTACTCATTGATTACACCCCCAATCGGCTTTCGGTCGGGAGGTACGATGCTACGCGCGTAGGGATGAACGGATGGGGCCGCAGGCTACTAAACCCACGACCCCATCGCCGGTACTGCGTCAGATCAGAACGGCGGTTCTTCGTCGCCGTCCTCGTCGCCGGAGAGTTCCTGCTCCACGATGAGGTCGATGACCTTGTCCTTGACCTTCATCTTGTTGAGCACGGCCACCTTTGCGCCGTTGTCCTTCGCCCGCTTCTTGAGCGCGCCGATCGTCATGCCGGCAAGCTCCTCCCGCAGTTCGTCCTCCGCGCCGTCTTCCTCGTCCTCCTCCAACTCCTCGTCTTCCTCGTCCTCGTCCAGCAGCGACTCCTGCTCCACGATGAGGTCGATGAGGGCATCCTTCTTGAGGCCGGTGGTCTTGGCCGACGCGTCGTTGGTCTTGACGCGCTTCCGGAGGTCGGGCAGGGAGAGGTCGGCGAGTTCGGCCCGGAGTTCTTCCTCCGGGTCTTCCTCCAGTTCCTCGTCCTCGTCCTCCTCGTCCTCCAGGTCCTCGTCTTCCTCCACCTCCTCCAGGTCCTCGTCCTCCAGGTCCTCGTCTTCCAGCAGTTCGTCGTCGTCCTCGATCTCCTCCTCCACGTCCGTGTCGGAGTCCTTCGGGAGCCACCGGCCGACCACGGCGCGATCGTTGCCCTGGTAGTTGTCACCGCGAGTGGTGACCTTCGCCGTGACCTTCGCCTTGCCGGCCAGGTTGACCTTGCCGATGGAGATGATCGTGCGCGGCTCGGTCTTGGTCTCGGCAGTCATCTTGGTGCGCTGCTGGAAGTCGGCCCACGACACGCCGATGGACTTGAGGAACTGCTTGAGGAACGGCGCACCCTGCTCGGTGATGTTCTGGTTCTCCCAGAACGCGTAGCCGTTGTAGCCCTTCTTGTCCTTCGCCGTGTCGAAGATCTCGGCCGTGATCTTCAGCATGTCGTCATCGTTCTTGTTCTTCACCACGGTGATCTTCTTGATCCACACGCGGAACACGCCGCGCGGATCACCGCCCATCTTCTCCGCGATCTCCTCGTTGCTGAGGAAGTCGGGCAGGTCGTCCGGTTCGGTGGACGGGACGCCCCACTTGGCGGTGACAACCTTGGCTCTTGCGACCATTGATGGTCTTCCTTCCTGGGAGGGTTAAGCGCTCACGCGCTTGCGTGCAGCCGTCTTACGGGCTGGTGTTCGCTTCGCCGCACCGGCACGTGCTGCGGGACGGGAAGCGGTCTTGCGTGCGGCCGGACGGCCCGACTCGGTGTCCTTGATGCGTTGCACCAGCTCCACGATGTCAGGGCTGTCGACCACCTTGCCGAGGACGTCATACCTGTCCTTGGCAAAGATTGGTGGGGATTCGTTGCAGGTGAGTCGTCGGACAAACGACTTCTCGACCTTACCGTTGACGCGCTTCTTGACGGACTTCAATGCGAGGTGGGAGACAACGTCCATCTGTGCGCACACCCACGAGGAGATCTGGTAATCCTTACCCTCGATCAGCGGCAGGATGATGTCCTCGCCGTCCGGGTCCTCTCGCACCATCTCCTGTGCGGTCCAGAGCACGTTGACCGGAAGTTCGTTGAAGTCCACGATCATCTGCTTCATGGACAACTGCCACTTCTGGTAGTCCTGGAGCGCAGGGATGTGCGGGTCACGCTGCGGGTTGGCAGCGACCGCCGTTCGCAGGATCCACCGGATGCACTTGTACTGCATCTCGGTCACGGTGTCGACGACGACCCAGTCAAACGGGTGCTCGTTGTTTGCAAGCCATTCATAGGCTTCAACAAGGTCCTCCCATCTCCGGATCAGCCACACCTTCGCCTTCGAGCCCTGCCGCTTGGCGGAGATGGTGCCTTGCTCGTTGGCGAGGATCAGCACCCTACCTGGCAGCTTGCCGGCGATGACAGTCTTGCCCGAACCAGAATGCCCATAGAGCAACCAGTTGATGGACTCCGTGTAGTCCATGAGATCGATGATCTCAGGCGGGAGAGCGGTTGCCATCAAGCCTCCTTTCCGTACTCATCGAACTCTTGCATGGACACGATCCTCGCCTCAACCTCATTGAGACGCTTATCGATGTACTCGAAGTCAGCCTGCCCGATCCGCTCCATGGCGTGCTGTCTCCTGGTTCTGCGGCGCAGGCCTTGTACCTCTGCCAGACCCGCGTCTTTTAGGGGCCTCATGCCACCTTCCTGTGGTCCGCATACGGGTCGGCGACGACGAAGACGGAGTCACGGAACTGTTCCCAGTCGGCCTGCTGCTGTCGCAGTTCGCACATCTCGAAGAAGCTGCAGTCCCAGGAACAGTCGTTGGTCGGGTTCTTGGTGACAGGCAGGACTCCGTTGCGCACGGCGTTCATGTGCAACGCGTCGTCCTTGATGCCCTGGATCTCGGAGGTGCGTTCGCGAGGAGTCCGCTTCACGAACTCTCGCAGGAATAGTGGGGAGGGTTGCACCTTGGATATGTCACCATAGACCTCGATGCCGCGTTCTTCGGCGACCTTCACCAGGTCATCGATCTTCAGCCGGGACAGCCGAACCTCATCGGCCGTGTTCTTCATCAGCTGCGCGACGTACTGTGCCTTGGTCGGCTTGTTGACTGCGTAGCCGTCCGGGTTGCGGAGCTTACCGTCAGGCATCGACTTGCGGAGGAAGTTGTACATGATCCCGGCGATGTTCTGTCGTCCGGTCAAAACACCACGCTTCTTGAGGATCGTCTGTGCAATGGCCCAGTACGCACCGGCCTGCGGGTCCAGCGACAGGTGCTTGACGCTGATCGCCTTCGCCGTCTTGTTCTCCAGAAGCTTGATCTTGTTGCGATCGTTCTTGTCGATGAAGACACCATCAAAGGTTCCGTCATACTCGATGCTGGTGCCGTCGTCCAGGGGAATCATCACCTGGAATGGCATCTCTGACTGGATGAAGTCCAGCTTGGAGTCGTACTCGCCCCACTGCTTGA